AAAGTCATTATTGAATGAAATTAATAGACAGACTATAGAATCAGAAAAAATCAATAGAAGAAAGATAGAAATTGAATTGAATATTGAAAAAATGGATATTAGTGTTAGTTCTGATTCTGATGAAGATTATGATGATATTAGTGAACAAATAATAAAAATAAAAGATAAAATAAAAACAAACACAGAAACAGAAATCAAAGTGACATCAAAATTAAACAAATATGACAACATAGAGGATAAATATAAAAAATTTAATAAAAAAAGAGATAATAGCATAAGTGTTCTTGAAAAAGAAATTCACACATTACTTGCAGAAAGGGTTGAAAATGTAGATTGTTGTATTAACATTGATGATATTAACAAAAATATTTCCAAAGGAGAAGATGAAAGCAATGAATTAAAACAACAACTCAAAATAATACAAAAGAAAATAAAAAAGTTAGAATCTAAAATAAAAGTTATTAACGAGACACATAGTAATAAGTCAAAGTATGATAAATACCAAAAGAACAAAGAAAATATAGATAGATGTCAACAAAAACTTAATGATATGATTGACTCTAATTTTAATCAAAAATCATTACATCAACAAGATATTATTAAAAAAATAGAACAGTGTCAATCAGATATAACTAAAAAAGAATTACATCTGTCAACATTACAAACTTCAGAACACATTGATAAAAAATATAAAAAATATCTTGAAAAAGTAGATAATCTATTTGAATTAAATAAAAGGATAGAATCAATTAATATCCAGCTGGAATCATTGAACATTAGTTTATTAGATTTGACAGATCATGAATATAACAAAGACTGTTCCATCTGTATGACAAGAAAAATCACACAGACTAAGATATCATTGGAAAATAAGACTGAAAAATTAAATCATGAAAAAACCAAAACCATGAAAAAAATAAATAAGGCAGAAAGTAAAATTAAAAAATTAGAAAAATACAATCTATTACATTCTGAATATCAACAAAAGGATAAATATATGGCAGAATTGGCTGTTTTGCAGCAAGAAAAAAATATACTTGAAAAATACATTACTGTACAGACAGAATTATATGATTTGAAAAAAGAAACACAGGAACTTGAAATTTATAAAGACCAATATGAAAAAACAGAAAAACAGAAAAAAGAAAATGATCAGTATCAATTAACCATTAAACAACATAGACATGACATTGAACTGATCAACAAAGATATTAAATTAATTGCTATGAAATTAAAAGAACAATATGACAACAAAAAGAAATATGAAGATATGAAGGATGTCATTAAAAGAAACAGTGAAATTGATGATTTAATTTCTAAAAAAAAGATGGAAGTAGAAACATTAAGAGTATCCAAATATGATAAATATGAAACATACTTGGAATTAACAAAAAAGTTACAAGATACAAAAAATATACTATTGAAACTGAATGATGAATATAAAAAAATGGCAACCAGGGAGCAAAAAATAAATAATAATAATACTTACAAAAAACAGAAAAAAGAATTGAAGAAACTAAATGAACAACATAAAACAAATCTTAAATTACAGACTGAACAAAATGCAAAGTTACTTGAAACAGAAAAAAGTCTTGGAAATATAGAAAATGAAATTAAAAAAATAAATGAAGCAAAAAAGGATCTAACAGAATTAGAATATGAAAAAAATGTTTATGATCAAATTGTAAAAATGATTAATGGAGGTTTTGTTGATGGTGTACTGGAAACTCATATATTACCTAAATTTGAAAATGTGATTAATGAAATATTGTCTTATTTTGTTGATTATAAAGTAAAAATTAGTCACAGCATTTCAGGGAAAACAAAAATGATTAAAATACAAAAGATACAGAAAGATGGTGGTATTGTAAATACCCTCAAATTATCAGGTTATGAAGGGATGATGTTGAATATAGCTTGTAGATTGGCCATTGACAAAATCAGTAAGCAGACTAAAACTAATTTCTTTATCATTGATGAAATTTTTGCATACAGTGATGATACTAATATATCTAAAGTTGCATTACTGTTTAATTATCTAAAAAAAGTATATGATTGGACAATTGTTATCACACATAATGATCAAATTAAAAATTATGTTGATGCAGAGATAACTGTAAAAAGACAAAATGGATACAGCAAATTTGATAATAGAAAACAAGATTAAAATTTTTTAAATGTAAAAATGTATGGTTGTGTTGCAAAATTATAGAGCCAATTGCTGACATTAAACAATGATCCACTTGTTATGTCTGGTGGTATCAATGATTCAATTGGATCCACATACTTGCCATCAGGTGTTTTTGTTCTGTGCCATCTAAAAATATTATCACCATCCGCATTTTGTGTTAACTGTACAAACCCAAAATGTTCCATTAAAATTTTTGCTATCACTGACCATGCAGATGCGCACAAAAATTTACAATCAAATGTTTCTGCATTTGTTACAATATAAGTAAACAATTTTTTTGCTATTCCACAGCTAATCTTGTTACATATATTTGCATTTAATAATGATAATGATATTTGTATACTAATTGCTTCACAACGTGATTGTTCATATTGAATAACAAACATGTGTGAATAAGTTAATAATGCATATGGATTTATGTAAGGGTTTGTCTCAGTTGTATATGGATAATGTTGAATAATTAGATTATAATCCGAAAAATTAACACCATGCGTACTTATATCTGCCCTATCCATTAAAAATGATTTCAACATATGAATACTGTACACTCTTGCATCATTGAATTGTAAAAGTAACTTGTCTCTATGCACCAGATAATCTGGACATTCTATAATTTGTTTGTATATTGCCGCATATAAATTGTTTGTATATTGCCGCATATAAATTGTTTGCAAACACTAATATATTGCCAGTTTCATTAACTGCTAGACACATTTTATATAAAGTTGATATTATACTCCTTAATTTAACAAATGAAATCTTCATAGCGTTGTGCATACTATTTGAATCATATTTATTTCCTTCGTGTCCATCAAATATTGTTTCATCGGGATCTGGATATACCTCATCAAATGGTCCTATAGGATATCCATCACTATAAATTGGTTCTGGTAAAACTGCAGGATCTCTGTTAAACATATAGTATTCTATATACACCTATTCCGTGTTCCATTTGGAAAATGTCCAGTTGTTGACTTTAATTGATGCAAAAACTATGGACAAACAAGTTAGCAGCTATCAAACTTTTACGTTATGTGTGCTTTTTTGCGGGAACTAGATGTATTACATTTAAGAATTGCAAAGTTTAGTACCATAAAATGGTCAATGCATCCCCAATTTCAATAAATCAAAATTGGGTTCTTCAGTGTTCATTTTAAAACTTCTACTAAATTCTGGTTTTCTCGTTCCTTCCTTTTTGTAGTGTTTTATTATGTTCACCATATTCAATACTGAATTTCTGTTTCTATTTTGGAATCTCTTAAAAGGTTTACCAACAGTTTTTTTTAGTATGTTAGATACTAAAACCGAATGTAATTCCTTTTTCTTCCCTGTTTCTGCATTCCTTATTGTTGCATTCTTATTCTTTTTAAATGTTATGTTATCTAGACATGACGTTCTAAATTCATCTATGTTATAAATTTTAAATTCTTCTGCTAATCGTCTTTTTAGTCCTATGCATGGTGTACTTATTACTCCTCTCATTTGACTCAATCTACTCCAGTCCCCATATATTAACATTATCTCTTTCCCTTTTTGTTTAAATATTCCCTTTCCCTTTTGTCCAAATATTCTTTTTATGTTATTCACTAATTTTGATTCTGATCTTAGCTTATTTATGTGTGAACGCAAATTCATTTTTCTTATAAATGGTAATGAATAATGCTTTCTTAATTCGTCCGCTATTTCATTCTTATTTTTTATATAAATCAGAAAATTACTTAAAATACATGTTTTCGCCGATACTACACTTAATTTTTGTTCTATTTCATTTATTTTCATTGTCTTCTTAAATTTTTGCAGGGTGTGTCTATGTTTTATTGTATCCATTTCATGCAATCTTTGTTTTGTCGTGTATTTAAAATATTTTATGTTTTTCTTGTCGTCATCATAATTGCACATAAACAACAAATCAGGATTCTTTCCAGGATCCACAAGTACTAATGTATAAATTTCTTGCATTTTGTTCATTTCTTCTTTCATTAACTGTTTGTCCCAGCCATTTTCTGTTTCTCCTATTTTATCTATGTATTTATAGTTATCATTTTTTGTTTGTTTGGAATGAACTTTTAATCCGCACATATCAATATGTCTAAATAAAACTGTTACACTTATTCCGTCTGTAAGAATATGATGATCAAATTTATAATTTTTATTCCACTTAAATTGAGGCTTATTAAGATCTGTTATTTCACTCCATATTTTATTATGTAATACAGTTATGTTATCTTTTAACAATTTACTTATTCCCTTTTCCTTTGTTTCACTTTTTTCTGGATTTATAAAAAGTGTTATTAATGATAATGTGTCTATATCTATATTAGATGGTTTAAAACTTGTTCTTAATGGAAAACAAGAACATGTCTTACGTTTCATTTTCTCTAATTCAATTGTCATAAATATCATCTTTTCAAAATATTTTCTTGCATTTTTTTCAAGATCTCCCTCTATTCCCTTTTTACTAAAATCCGTATTTTCGGGTACTATTTTTCTTATGTTGTCTATTATCCATTTTTTAAAATTATCCTTACATTTCATTTTTTCATGTGATCCATTAACATATCCACTTAACACATCATTGATACAAATGTCTATTTGTTTTCTTAATTGTTTTTTAAATTCTTTTTTCTTATTTTTATCAAGTTTAACATATTCACTTTTATACTGTTCATCAAATATTGCAAATATATACCCTTTTAAATACTTAATGTAATTCATTTTTATGTTATTTGAATAAGCAGTTGACATTTGTATTTTACAAAAACTTAAAATTTGACTCATTCCTCTTACTTCATATTTATCACCCCATATTGGTCTAAATTTAGATTCGTAAAATGTCTCCATTTTTTTCAAAATAATTGCATTATTTTCATTTACATTATTACCTCTTGGATCATTAATTGTAATTGCTCTTACTGCCATACTTATAAAATCAACATCTGTCACATCGGGAATTATCTCTTTGTTTTCATATGCATTTAAAACATAACTCTTTATAAATTCATACGTTCGCGACACTATTTTGTCTGTTAATTTAACATACTCTTCAATATCTTGGATAATATTTTTATCAGTTATAATCTTTTTTAATTGAAATTTTAATGCTTTATATTCTCCAACAGATGACATTTTATTAATATTTTGATAATATAAATACTCTCTTACACTTAAACATATTTCATTCCATTTAATGCCTGGACTAAATGATTTAAGATAATTAAAACAGGTGTTATTATTTTTAAGAATACCAATATTTAAATCTGTATTTGAATCAATCATTGAATTATAGTGATCAAAAATAAAATTATTCAGATCGGCCAATAATTCCAATTGTTTTGTTGGTTCACCTTTTAATTCATTTATTAATTTATTTTTCTTAGTGACTTCGTTGATTTGTAAATTTAATAATTTGATGTTATTAGATAAAATAAAACATGTGTTGAGATTAGTTGTCAATAAATTATCTGCATATTGTTTATACTCATTATTTTTGTGATATTTGGGGGTCTGTCTAATTTTTCTTAATTCGTTTTTATATGCAGTATAATTTTTATGACATTCAATAAGTTTAATAGTAAAACATTGGACATCTTGTATTAAAAGATGTAATATTTCATTACAAATTCTACATACAGAATCAATTTGTCGAATATTAAAAATATCAAATGGTTTTGTATTTCTAATGTAACATTTTATTTTTGTGATAATGACATTCCAATTATAAATACCTTTTTCAGTAAATTTGTTGTCAATAATGTGTTTTTTTATCAATTCTAAAATTTGATGTAAGTCATTAATTGACATTTGTTTACCTAAAATAGAATGTTGTATGAAATTATGTATTGTATTAAAAGATATTTGAATTTGTTTATACAATAAATATTTTTCATTATTGGGATCATTATTTATCAAAGCATTTAGTTGTTCACAATCATTGAAATATGAGATATCAAATGTGAGACATTTATTAATTTCATTAATAATTTCATATATTGTAATAATGTTGGTGTCTATATTTTTTGATAAGAAGGATTCAAATTTTCTTTTCATAACAAGAAAAGACTCCAGACAACATTTCATCCAAATATCATAAATACCAAATTTCATAAAATCATTTTTGTATGTCAGTAAAAGAGATCTATTTTTGTTTAAAAATAAGGCAGATTGATCAGGATTGTTTGTGTTAATTTTTAAAATTATATCAATGTCTTTCAGGCTTTTGTGTTTACCATTTTTTGTTGATTCATTAATTATATCCTTATTAGTATACATTAATTTAACAATCATTAATAATCGTGCACCCAGATCATCATATAACTTGGGTTTTTTAGGTTTCATATAAATATATAATACTATTTATATGTTTATATGAAATTATTATGAACCGCGTAATTTAGAAAAAGAATGAACAAAAAAATTATAGAGATTTGATGAAGTAATTTTAGTGAGAGAATTTGTAATATTAGTAGTTAGTGAGCATATTTTTGAATTATTAATGTTGTCTCGAACAAGTTTTTTTAATTTTGAAAACATTATTTCAATTGGATTAAATTCAGGTGAATACGGTTAGATTTAGTGTTACAATTGATTATAACTTTTTTGCACTTTCAATTTTTTTACTTTTTGCTTTTTCGATTGTTTGTTTTATTTGTTTTTTATATTTTCTTAATCCATTCATCTTGGCTACATATACATTCATTATTGCTAATATGTCTTTACTTATTTCATCTTCTGGGGTTTCTTCTTCTTTTTTATTTTCTATTTTTATTATTCCATTTGAATAATCTTTTATTATTTTTTCCACTAATTCATATCCAAATCTTGCTAATCTATCTTTGTATGCTACTACAATTATTTCTATTTCACCTTTTATTGCTCCATCTATTATTTTATTTAATCCTTCTCTTTTAAAATTTAATCCACTTCCAATGTCACTTATTATTTCATATGTTGGATATTTAGTTGTCATATACTCTATTTGTCTTTTCAGATCTTCTTTTTGCTTACTACTTGACACCCTACAATAACATATTTTTCGCCTATTTGTTTTTTCTATTTTATTTTCTCTTATGTACTTATCAACATTATATAATTGTCGACTTCCTATTTTTATGTTTTCTATTTTTCCATCCTTTGCTAATTTATATAATGTATGATAATGTATTCCCAATATCTCACATGCATCCTTTCTTGTTTTATAATTTATGCTCATATATAATACATACTCATTATTATTCTTTTAAATCATTATATTTTATATTATCTTGTTATAATTTGATTTAAAGATTAGATGATTTAATAATTCATACTAAATGAAAAACATGATATGTATTAAAGAATATCATGAAAACAAACATAAAATTGCACAAATATTTTTAGATCCTAAAACTGGAAAAACAAAAACTTTAAAAAAATTACTTCAAGATACCGATGAAAATATGGACACCATTAAAAAACCGGATGTCACCAAAAAACCGGATGTTACAAAAAAACTAGATGTCACCAAAAAACCAGATGTTACAAAAAAACTAGATGTCACCAAAAAACCAGATGTTACAAAAAAACCAGATAGCGAGAAAATTTCAGAAATTCCAAATTGGTTTAATTTGGAATTATCAGATAAATTAAATAAACCCATATCTGGTACATATTTTATTAATAGTAAAGAACGACTTAATTTCGGAATGCCAAGTTTTGAAAAAAAGAGATGCATTTTTTATGAGTACATCAAAAAGACAGATTTATTCAATTTTAAACAATTTGTACCACAACAATCAGACGCATATTTAAAAAGACTAAAATGCATCGACACAAAAATAAACAAAGAGATTGTATCAATTGGTACAAATAATACAAGTTCCAAATTAAAATCGTTAAAAACACAACAAATTAATACGGAATTAAAGAGTAAAAATTTGGTAAGAACAATAAAAATAGAGATATATCCAACAGATGAACAAATAAGTATATTAACTAAGTGGCAAAAAGAAGCAGAGAAGTGTTATAACAAATGTGTTGATTTATATAATAATGATAAAACATATTTTTATGCAGGACACAAGGAATGTAAAATAGGAGTTTTCAAAGAGTTGTATAAAGATGATGATAAGGGATGCCCATATGATATTTTAACAGATGAGGTTCGTAAATTTTGCGATAATCTGAAATCATGTATGTCGAATTTAAAAGCAAATAATATAACACATTTTACAATGAAGCATATGAATAAGTATAAAAAAGATCACTGTTTTATGATACCAAAAACAGCAGTAAAAAATGGAGGAATATATGGATCATATTTAAAAAAAATGAAAGGATTAGAAAATATAAAAGATGTAATGTGTGACTGTAGATTATATTTTTTGAAAAATAAAAATAAGTATTGGCTATGTGTTCCAGAAATAAGAACTAGAGAAAAAATAGATGACAAAAGGGAAAGTGTTGGAGGTGTAGATGCAGGAGAAAAAGTATTTGTTGTAGTTCATGGAGAAAATGAATTTGCAGAAATTGGAAAAGACATGAGAGAAATAATATTAAAAGATATGGGACAAATCGAAAGATACCAAAAAATGTTAAAGAGGAATAGAAATAAAAATGGAAGAAAAATAAAAAATAAGAAGAAAATAAGAATAAGAATACAGAGACTAAATGACAAAATGAAAAATATTGTTAAAGAGTTGCACAATAAAACGGCATTATATTTGGTAAAAAAATATAAGCACATAATATTGCCAAAATTTGAAACACAACAGATGGTAATGAAAAAGAAGTATACAAAAGAGTATTACAATAAAGTAAAAGAGAAGGAGGGAGAAGAAGAAATGAAACGTCAGTTGAGACTGACAACAAAAAAAAGAAGACTAAATAAAAAGGTCAAAAGGGTATTAATAATGCTTTCTCACTATAAATTTAAACAACACCTCATAAATAAGGCAGATGAGTATGGTTGTGTAGTGGATACAGAGGCATGTGAAATGGGTACAACAAAAACATGTACAAATTGCGGACACCAAGAATACACATTAAAAAAAAGAATAAGAGTGTGTTCTATATGTAAAGTAGAAATAGATAGAGATCATGGTGCATCGAGAAATGCAGTAATTAAAAACACAAAAAGAGAGGAAATAAAACCTCAAAAAGTATAGCTGTATAGCTGTAAAGCTAGACTAGGTTTACGATTAACCCTAAGATTTGTTATGAGCCGTATAAATCATATCCTTACTATCAGGATGTAGCAATTTATTACAAATTATAACAAAAAAACTAATCGGAACATTAAATAATAAATTAATTTTCTTTTGTTTTACATATTCAGCAACAATTTTGGAATGATGAATACATGCATTATCGAGAAAAAGATATTTATTTTTGATATTGGGAATATTTTTAAGGAACTCGAGAAAAGAGTGTTTATCTGCAGAATTATTAATTATATTATAATGTACAATTTTATTTTCTGTTATAGCACAAATCATTGTTAATCTTTTGTAAGTGGCACCAATAGTTTTAATAACTGGCACATTTTTTAGACTCCATCCATATTTATGGATAATATTAGTATCAAAACTAATTTCGTCAATACTAATAATTTTATTATTTGGAACAGTTTTAATTTGATTTTGAAGTAGTTTCTTTTTATCTTCTAATTTTTTGGGATCCCCATAAACTTTTTTAAATTTAGCCACTTTTTTTGAAAGATTCAAATCAGTAATAATCTTGTAAAGTGTACTTTTTCCAATTTTAATATGGAGTTCTTTATTAAGTAAAAATATGAGATTCAAATAAACAAAATTAGAATTATTTGTGATATGATTCAAAATAAATTCTCTAATTTTTGGATTTTGAAATTTGGAAGAATATTTGATATAATCTTTTTTATTAGTTAATTTTTTAGCATTGTAAAGTTTAATCCAATTATAAATTGAACTTTTTGATACGCTAAATAGCTTCGCTATTTCGGTAACATTAAGTATGTTTTTATTATATTCATTGATAACACGTGATTTTAAATCTAATGAATAATTATTTGATTTTATGTTCATTCAATATGGCAAATTAAAATAAATATTATACTTAATATTTATTAAGACTAAAAAAGTAAACAAGATAAATTATACATTACTTTTTATGTTTATTTTTGCAATAAAAAGTAATTAAGACACAACATTCCAAATGGAACACGGAATAGGTGTATAAAAGTATTGACATTAGTACCATAATGTCAATGTGAATCGTTATAAATTTTATTCAAGAGTGATTGCTGATTTTTTTGTACTGCTCGAAACAGTTGTACTTTTTGATTTATTTGATTTACTAGTTTCACTCGATTTACTAGTTTCACTTGTTTTACTAGTTTCATTGGATTCACTTGTTTTTTTACTTGTCTTCTCTGGACTTGGTGTTTTTTTTGTATCACTCAATTTGCGATCAGTTGTTTTTTCTGTTTCTTCTACTTTATCGTCAACATCATTTTTAGGATTTATTTTTACCAATACTTTTTCTAATTTATCAGATTCATCTTTTGGGTTATTTGGTGTTTCTGATTTTTCAATATATTTATGTTTTTTTTCATCATAGTCAAATTTTGATTTTGTTTTATCATCTACCAGTTCGCGCACTTCATGAATGACTGAACGGCCAAAATAATTTTTATAAGTCCAAGCCATGACAGCCACATCCGCAATGAACATTATGTAAAATCCCACTTTGTATGTCGGATAGATAAATTCAGATATTGTACCATTGAGCTCACAATTTTTCAACATAATGTAAATCAATGTGTAAATAAACATACCCATCAAAAAGATCCTTGAATTTCTTTGACCCTCTGTAATTTCACTGTGTTCTGCACTGGGAAACAGATTATGAAGTAAATATAATATCGCCATTTTGCTATATCATGAGTATATGCAATAAATGAGGTAATTTTGACGCAAAAAATTGATATTTTAAAATGTCTGAAATCAGTCAGATAAACAGACATGTAACAATCTCATCATGGAGGGGTGGACTGCAGTTATTAAGAAGGAGCACCGCAAGTATGTTGATGCAAACGTTGTCAAGCAATTGGGTCCAGAGATTACACATGTCACAGATGCCCACAAAAACACAATGACTATCACATGTCGGATGAACGGTTTCGATCAGCAGCTCATAATTAACACACAAACACAAACGATTACGTATAACTATATCGTCTTGCATGCAGCAATTCTTAAGATTCTCAAGCTTATTTTCAATGATAACGCTTTTAATGGAGAAGTAACTACAGTTCACTCTGTTCATTTTGATGCATATTGGCAAGAGCTGTTTGAGTGGGATACAACATACACCAGACTATGTGAAGAGGAAAAGGCTAAAAAGGTAACCAATCCAACAGCACCTGCATCGAGGGGACAAAAGTCGGATTTGGTCACACTTGACTACACTATTTCACCCTGGGAGGACAATGTTGTTAATGATGTTGGTGATGGAACAGTTGATTCAGTCAGACCCAAGATGGAACAGTTCATTAAGTTTCTGACTATTATTCGAGCATCAC